TCTTCTGCATCCTCTTCTCTGCTTGCATCACTCTGCTCAAGTTTAGCTCCGAGTGCATCCATCTCGTCTCTAACCGCATCTCTGATTTCCTCTAGTGTCTCTTGGTTCTTTCTATTAGTCAAGGCATCGTACATGATGCTATGTAATTTTGTATCAGCGCCTTTTGTAAAATTAAAAATGCCATCCAGCTTTTCATATTGCATTTGCATTACTTCAAGCTGTTGGTTTAGGACACCTGCGACTCCTAACTTTTCTCCATCACCCTCATCCGGAGTAACTAATTCTTCAGCGACCTGTTCAAACTTATCGGTCATGCTTTGCATGCTACCAATAAGCGGTTGCATTACCGTTTGTATAGATGCTGCTATTGCATCAGCTATAGGTGCTGGATCTAATGTTACGTCTACTTGAGGGGTTGGAAGTGCCATTTATTATTTTCCGCCGAATGCTCTGCCTGCTTCTGATATACCAAACGCACCAAGCGTAACAACTACAAACGATGTGTAGATGGTATCAGATATAACTAGGTCTTGCCCCATAAATGCTGTGATCAAATCACATATCCCAAATATGGTCATTAAGAAGAATGATATAAATCCAATAATAGCTTTCTCGTTTACGTCATTGTCGTCGAGAAAGATATCCATAAACTTACGCTTAGGTGGCGCAAGCCTCTTCTTAGCTTCTTGCGCTTCTTTTTTCATTTCTGAAATAGTGTCTTCAGCTTTGTCTAGCTTATCTATCAAAGCCATATACTTATCGAGATCTATCTCGACTTCGTTTCTACTATTATCAACATTTTCTGCCATGTCTATCTCCGTTTAGGTGTATAACGCTTCACCGATGCACTTTGCTGAGACTTTCGCGCCTCCCACTTCTCTTTCTCTTGTCTCAAGTGGTCGACTAACATAGCAACGTAAATATCACGCTCATAAGGAATCAAATGTTCCACGTCGTATATACTGTATTTATGATGCTGAACCAATGCAAAAATTGTTGAATAATAATTTGCGAGCGTATTATGGCTCAGCAACATTAAAAAAAATCGGCTAATCCTTGTAGCTTGATCTTTCTACTATTCCCCATTTTGTTAGTATACTCAAATGTATGAGTCAACTTAGGTAGTGTATCATAAAACTGTTTTAATTTTTCAAACATATTCATGTCAAGGTTTTGAATAAACTCTACCGCTTCTTTTTCAGTAAAGTCATCGTACACTTCATTACTGTCATAAACCTTAACAATACATCCAGCAAGAAGTTTGTAGACGCTCTCTCTACTTGCTTCTTCGCCTTCTTTTATGTCTAGCTTTTCAATTAACCCTAATGTTGGTTCTTTCAACTCAATGCCGATATTACCATCCAGATCAATTACATTAACATGATCTTCATCTATTGTTGGCTCAATCTCATCAAGATTAACTTCAAAATCGTACACTTCGTTATCTTCTTTATCTCTGTACTTAAGTGTAACAATATTCTGTACAGATCTTGCACGCAGCTTCATAAACAGATATTCCATATCTGCTAAGATCAAAGATGCGGGGTTAAATTTCTTAGGTTCTACGATGACCTCAGATAACAATTGCTTGATAGCAGTCATCTGTTGTTTAGGTCCTCCGTCTTTACCAATCAGCAGAATCTTTTCTTCTTTTACAAGGAAAGGTCTAAACTTTACTTTTTTTCCGCTTATAGGTAATGTCAAATCAAACAGCGGTTGCTGTAATTTTGGTAATGCCATTATTTTTCTCCATTATATTTAAGTTTTGCCACCAAGTGTCTTCAAGAATGTTTGACCATTGCTAACAACATTAATTACGTCACCAACATTCGTTGGCTTTTTCCAACTAGACTTAAGTGCTTTAGCAGCTTGGCCAATTCTTAATAATTGTTCCATAGCAGTAAGTTCTCTTTCACCAGGCGCTGCAGTAGGACTGTCAGTCGTCTCTGATGTAAAGAATCTAAGTTGAAAGTTGACTTGCACTCTTGCATATTCATCGTTTTGCGCCCATCCTAAAGTGACAGGCGAGATCTGAGACGGCCATACTTCAAAACATTTTACTGTATGAATTTTATTTGCAGCCATGTCATACGTTTCTATTTCCATTGTAGTAACGTATCTGTCTCTGTAATGTAACTCGCCATACTTTGCTCCATTTGCATCAGGCGAAGTAGCACCACCAGCCGAATCATCTATTCCCATAATGTTAGCTAACCAATCATGGAAGAACTTTAAATTCTGTCCTGCACTATCAAGCATGAACGATGCTGTAATCTCATCAGGTATAACATTAGATGGTCTTCTGTCAAAAGGACCAATAGAGTTTCTTTTAATATCTACAGGTACAACAGAAGCACCAGGCAAGTTTACGTTATCACAAAAGAATACTAAATCTTGAGCAGCAGCTGCCCCACCCCAAGGCGGAGTTGCAATCCTAACAACATACCTATTGGCACGTGCTAAGCTGTTTCTTTCTTGCATCTTTCCAATAAAGTTGTTAAGATTAAATTGAGAGTCAGCGCCTGTGGCGGTCTTCTCTAACCCTATTCCTTTAAAAAGGTTAAATGCGTCTTTTGCTACGTCTAAAATTTTAGCCATTTCTTTCTCTTCGTTTCTGTATGGAATCTCTCCATACTTTATTTATACTAGATCCTCTGAACCTAGCTAGAGGCATCATCATAATTGCATCCCAACCAACTGGCGGGATATACAAAAAGTTTCCAATAACATTGTTCTTTCTATATCTTTTCCACATAGGCTTAAACGATCTAAGGTTAAATCTTTTTGACATAAACTCATAATTAACTCTATTGGTATTCAATCTAGCTCTAATTGATCTTCCTATATCCTTAGCTTGAACTTCAGGCGCTATGATAAATCTATAAAGTTCATCCATTAATTCAGCTCTATAGATAGGAGGCAAGTAATGAAAGTTTATTCCTTGGAAGTATGTTGGATAAACGTTAACAACTAGAACAACAGGGAACATATCATAGTAAGGTAGAATTTCTCTATTAGACTTATTAACAGGATTGTATTTAAACATATAAAATCGTCCTGGTAAAAGTCTTTTAGTTCTTCCAACCCCTTGTAGAACAGTTGAAGGATTTTTTCTTGCGTCTTCTTGAGCTATCTCTCTCAAGTATTCAATTGGATCTCCGTTATCACGTTGATACAACTGCTTCATGCTTTTGAATTCAAAATCAAATTGCTCTGATGTCAGCTTTAAAACTTTTTCAAATGCGTATGCTGGCATTATCCAATTACTCCTAACTCATCTTGAGTCATAATAATAAACTTCATGCCTCTATTATTACAAAACTCTGTAGCAGCTTCAAACTTTCTTTGATTGATTGCGAACGTATGCATTTCTTTTAAATATTTCCTTGTTTGCCTTTGAGGCTTTTTTGGTGGCTTAAGTTGCTGCTTTGGTTTTACTTCTATAACAAGCTGCTCCCCGTTTGACTTTTCAACCCAAAAATCAGGAAAGTATCTGTGCATGCGTCTATCTATTGGACTTCTATAAGGTATGCAAAACTCTTCAGATGCCCATTTAACTATCTCTGAGTGGACATCTAAATACTTCATTAGCTTGAACTCCCACAAACTTCTATAAATAATGTTAGTGGGATTGCCAGTATATTTATCTGGGTTCTTAGGAACAAATTTGCCGCTATAAGCCATAGAACTATTTAGGAAACAATAATGGAAGTTGGAAGAAAACGAAAAGGCCCGATGACGGCCAAACAAAGAATAGAAAGAGAAACAACTAAGAACTCTGGTGCTAAAGGGTTCTCGTTTCCTAGTGACTTGTCAGATCATCAGTTTGTAATGCATTTTGTTGAGTATAGTTTTAATGATGGCAAAGGATCCGACAGCACAGTAGCATCATTTGCACTACCTTTGCCTGGACAAGGAATAAATGATAAAGCAGCATTGAACTATAATGCTCAAGACCTTGGTGTTGTAGGGGCAGCGTTATCGTCTATTGTTGGTGAAGCGGTTAGCAAATTTGAAAACGCAGGAAGCCCAGAGGCATCATCTGAAGCAGCTGCAGCAATTGATTATAAGAAAGAAACAGAAAACTTAATGCAGTTAGGAGGAGCAGCTGTAAGAGCACTAAACCCATCACAGGATTTAAAGAATGCATCTGATCTTGCTCTTGGCAACGTTGTAAATCCTCACATTGCTTTATTGTTCCAATCGGTTGGATTAAAAACATTTTCACTTAACTGGAAACTCGCCCCTGCATCTGAAGCAGAATCGATAGCTCTTAAAAACATGATATATGGAATACAAGCAAACATTCATCCAAAATATGAGGAAGGAGAGAATAACTTCTTCTTAAAATATCCAAACCAAGTTGATTTATTTTATGTTGGATCAGGCGACTTTTTACATTATTTTAAAAGAGCAGCTGTTACAGGGTTTGACGTAAACTATCAGCCTGAAGGTGGTAACTCTTTATTCAAAGGAACTGGAGCTCCAGCATTTGTAGATTTAACCATGCAATTCCAAGAAGTAGAAATTTGGACTGCAGAAGATTACGAGGAGTTAGCAGGTGGCCAGTAAGTCTTATTTTAAAAATTTTCCTATTATAGAATACAATGCTAAAATTGCAAGAAACATTATTGCAAGACCTAGACTAAAAGAATCAATACTATCTAATCCATTAGCATTCTACGATTATGTAATTGAGCACGATATGCGTCCAGACCAAGTCGCTGCTGGTTATTATAAAGACCCTTCACTACTATGGTTAATCTTCTTAGCAAACGATATTGTGGATCCATATTACGAGTGGCCATTAACACAAGAACAGTTTAGAAGACATTTGATTGCTAAGTATGGATCCGTTGAAGAAGCTCAAAGTAAAATTCTTCACTATAAGCACAACACAAACGGAACAATAATTTCAACAGATACGTATACGCTAAATGGAACGTTTGGTAAAATACAAGCGTCACAATACACGCCAGTCTATGCATATACGTTTGAAGATGAAGCTAATGATGCAAAGAGACAAATTAAACTTGTTGATTACAGGCTTGCGTCACAAGCAGCTAAACAATTGAAGAGCGCAATGAACACATAATGACTTACATACCAAAAAGTTATAAAATTGAAGAAGTAATATTCAAGCATGCAAAAGGAGAGCTTGACGTTACTGCTGGATTTACAAAAATAGAAATTGAAGAAGACATATATTCTGATTCATTGAAATCTAAAATGATTGTTCCAGACGTTGGGGATGCTTTTAATAAAGTGGACTTCGATGGCACAGAAACATACGAATTAACTTTTGAAAGTCCTGGCGACAAACAAGTAAGCATAGTATTCCAAGTATACAAAATTGAAGTAACACCAGATCCAAATTATGGGTATGGCAAAATATATGAAATGTTTGGCGTAACACCAGAACATTATACACAATCAACGATGGACGTTAGCAAGGGATACGTATCACAAATAGACTCAGCAGTTAAAGATGTGTTTGGAATGATTGGTAGTAGTAGACCATTAAGTGTTCATCCTACTAACGGCGTAGATAGGTTTGTAATACCTGGAATGACACCTTACGAAACAATGGTGTTCTTAGCTAGAAGAGCAATGAACGCAACTTTTACCTCAAGCCTGTTTACTTTTTATGAAAGTTTAGATGGATTTAATTTTCATAACATAGAACAACTTATTAAAGAAAACAAAGACTCACCTATTGAATACATTTTTTCACCAGATACAAAAGTAGAAAAGGGCGATCCTAAAGCACAGTTTTACATAGAGCAGTTGACAATTGACGCAAACAAGGATATAATGTCTAGGATTAAATCAGGTTCTTATGCAAATCAGTGTAAAGAAATAGACCTTATTAATCAAACTGTCCACACGTTTGGCGTATTAGTAAAAGATAACTTTGGTGATTTTGTGCATCTTGATAAGACCGGTGATGCAATGACGTTTGATAGCAAAGCAATGATTGATAGGCATCTCAATATTAATAATAGTACTAAATGGGTTAATAAAACTATTGGCGATCCTATGTTTGATAATAACTTTGGTAAAATGATTCCTAGACGTAGATTCTATATGGACTCTTTGAACGGAGTGCAAATGAGATTGCTTGTGCCAGGTAATTCAAACATGACGGTCGGCAAAGTAATTGATCTCAATATGTTAGAAACAACAGCCAATACAGAAACAAAAGAACAAGAACAAAAAGTATCTGGAAACTATCTAGTTACAAGAGTTTTTCATATGATTGATAGAAAAGAATATAACATGGTTATGGTATTAAATAAAGAAAGCTATAGGGCAAATATTGATGACCCTAGTAAGAACGTGGTGGCATAATGGATAGTGGATCAAAAAGTTTTACAAACATGCGACATTTTGTCGGCGTCGTTGAGGACAGGAACGATCCTATGTTCCTTGGAAGACT